GGAAGCGTATGAACAAGGCGAAGACGTTTATAAAAAGATGGCTGCTTCAATCTATAACTGTGACATTGCTGAAGTTGATAGCCATAAGCGATTCTTCGGCAAGCAGGTTATATTGGGAGCTGGGTATTCCATGGGACCGAAACGATTCCGTGATCGCTGTAAAGATTTTGGAGTCTCAATTCCAGCATCAGAAGCAACTCGTATTATCGAGCTTTACCGGGAATCAGTTCCGAAGATTGCTCATTACTGGAAGCGTGTTGATCTTGCTGCGATTAAGGCTGTTGCTACAAATCAAGTAGTGCAATCAGGCAAATGTACATTTAGAGTGCAAGATAACTTCTTAAAGATTGACTTACCTTCCGGACGTTCACTAAGCTTTTACGAACCGCGTATTGTTCAAACTGATTGGGGAACACCTAAGGTAGAGTTTACTGGTTTCTTTAATGGTAAAGCTGTGCCAGAAGGTTTATACGGCGGCTTAATTACTCAGAACATTTGCCAATCCGTTGCTAGAGATTTGTTATGTAATGGTATGCTTGTTGCAGAAGACAATGGTTATCCAATTATCTTACATTGCCATGATGAAGCAGTATCAATGCTCCCAGAAGGCATTGGATCGATTGGCGATTACATAGATCAACTTTGTAAGCTACCTGATTGGGCTAAAGGTTTACCTCTTGCAGCGGAAGGCGAAGAAAGTCTTCGCTATAAAAAGTAATGCGCGAAAGCAATATAGAACAATACTTAATTAAAAAAGTAAAAGAACGTGATGGCTTATGTATCAAATTAGTTGGATTAGTAGGTATACCAGATCGCATGGTGTTATTGCCTATCAGAATCATTATTTTTGTAGAGACTAAGACTGCTACTGGTAAGTTAAGCCCATTGCAAAAGTGGTGGCAAAAGGCCTTGGTCAAATTAGGCTTTACTCATTTAGTTATAAGGTCTAAAGAAGAAGTTAATACTTTAATTTCACAATATGACAAAGCTAAAAATATTTCATAAATCTTGTATTTTTCTTGTATTCTGTGATATACTGATTGTGTAGTACAACTTAACACAAAAAGGAAATAAAAATGAAAGTTATAGAACATAACACTAAAGCTAATTCAAGCGGTGTTCCTTTCGAGGAATACATTTTCAATACTGGTTATAAGTTTATTGAATTTGAAGAAAGCGAAAATATTGCTCCTACTTTTTGGACTCAAAAAGGAAAACCAGTTAAACTGGATTCAGTTACTTTTAAACGGGGTAACAAAGCAATAGAAGCTTTTATCAATAGCACTGCAGTTCTTAAACTCTAAGGAAACATTATGTTAGACCGTGCAATTAAAAATTTACGCCAAGAACTTCATGGCTACGGCAAAACTATATTCACTAATAACTGGCAAGGGATTGAAGATCCCCCAGCTTTTTTAGAAATTCTAAATGCTAGCTTTGAAGCTCGTATGCCAGATAATTTGATTGACATCACTAAGCAATGTAAACCGTTTTTACCTTGGGCCGAAGAACATTTTGAAGAGCGTGTTAGTGGTTTACCTTTAAATCCTCCCCCGAGTCATGAACGTTGGCTTAAAGATACTGATAAATCAATGAAGGACGGAAAGTTCAGTCATACTTATCCAGAACGTATGTATAAAAATCTTTTTGTGCTTGTTGAATTGTTAAAACGTGATCCAACTACTCGCCAAGCTTATTTGCCTATTTGGTCTCATGAAGATGGCATGATGGCTTTACGAAATGAACGAGTACCGTGTACCTTAGGTTGGCATTGGATTTTTCGTGATGGTATGTTGCATTGCTATTATCCAATGCGTTCATGCGATGCAATACGTCATTTTCATAACGATATATATTTTGCTTCCCGATTAACTTTATGGCTAATAGAACAAGCAAATCTAAATGCTGTTCCTGGGAATTTAACTTTTCATGCGGTAAGTTTTCATTGCTTTGAAAACGATCGTTATGGTTTAGGAAAGCTAATCAAATGAGTCTAATCATTCTTGAAGGTCCTGATGGCGCAGGCAAATCAACATTGATTGAAAAACTTGCACATGACTTTGAATACCCAATTTATAGATCTGGGGGTCCTAAAGATCCAGAAACTATGCTAAACGTTTTAGCTGAAATGGAAACATTAGCTAAAGCTCCCCAAACATATTTATGCGATAGAACTCCTTGGATTTCAGAAATAATTTATAGCTTAGGACTTGGTCGTGCTCCTGTATTGGATATAGAAGTATTCAAAGACTACTATAAATTGCCGCAGCGAATTATCTATTGCAACTTAGATACCCCAGAACGTATGCTAACTAATATGAGTCTTGCTTATAAACCTCATAAGCCAAAAGACCATACCAACGCTGTTATAGAGAACCATAAATTTATTTGTGAACTCTATGAAGATTTAATGGGCGATATAGAAGTACAAGGTATTGACATTTTTGAATACGACTGGGGCACAGTTTCTTATTCTGCTTTAACTCAATGGATTGGAGAATAATATGTGCGGTTTTACTGCAATAGTTGGTTCAAAGACTTTCCTTAAAGAAGCAATTGAATCTATGGCATATAGAGGCTTGCCAGGGCACACAAGCGAATATCATCAAGGGTATATACATATAGCGCATCAAAGATTGCCTATAGTTGATCTTACAAGTAATGGCGACCAACCAGCACGTATTGGAAACTATATTGGGTTTTTAGTAGGAGAAGTATTTAACTTTAAAAGAGTTAGTCATCAGGATACAGATACTAAAGCAGCTTTGGATGTATTTTTATCAAAAGGGCTTCAAGGGTTTCATGACTTTGATGGCTTTTGGTCTTTTGTGACTGTTATGGATAGCAAACTATTCGCTGCAACTGATTACTTGGGCCAGAAGCCTATTTACTATCGCACTGATATGAAAGCACTTGCTTCTGAACCAATAGCTTTAAAAGAATACGGTTTTACCACTTATGATCCTATCTTTTTTAGCAATATTAAAAAGTGGGGCTATGATATGACTGGTCGCACTCCTTGGGCGGAAATTAGACAATTACCCCCAGGGCATTATTGGTACGACGGGGATATAAAACCTTATTGGAATTGGAATTCAGTACGTTCAATTGGAGTACGCCAAAGCATAATAGAAGCAACTCAGAACAGACTACTCGGCGATCAACCAGTCACATGCCTATTATCCGGCGGTTTAGATAGTTCTATTGTTTATTTATTAGCTAAACAATTAGGCTCTCAAATAAAATCTTACCACGTAGAAAACGAGGAAGCAGAATTTGCTCGTCTTGTGGATCCAGACACTACCTGCCTTAAGTTAGACAATGTTTCCTATCAAGAAGCTATTGAATGGAACCAATCCCCAGTAGATCTTGGTAGTGTTCACCCACAAGCAGTTTTAGCTAATTCTTTAGCCAAAAAAGGTTACCATGTATGCTTAACTGGCGATGGCGCAGACGAACTATTTGGCGGGTATGAACGCAATAAAAAGTATGACAGCCAAATGTCTGATGTATTCATGGAGTTACCTTATTACCATCTTCCAAGACTTGATCGGCTCATGATGCGAAAAACTATAGAACTTAGGACTCCATTTTTAGCCCCCGAAGTAATTAAAGCGGCTATGGCTACTTCTTATTCGGATAGGGAAAATAAACGCTGTCTTAAGGAAGCTTTTAAGGATATTCTTCCCTCAGAAATTCTTAATAGAGAAAAGAAAGCATTAAAAACTTTACGTATCAAAAATGGCGGTTTGAAGCAAATTGAAGACAACATTAACCTGTTTAAAGGAATCTACTAATGATCAATAGCATATATGAATTTAACACTAAGTTGCTTGGCGTTAAAACTGGTAAACCCAATCTACTTACAGACGCAGAACATAGTTGGTTGGTAATGGCTTTGCAAGAAGAAATTGAAGAACTTGAAGAAGCTCGAACAAATGAATCAGTTGTTGATTGTGTAGATAGTCTTTTAGATTTAGCTTATTTTGCTATTGGTGGATGTGTTAGGCTTGGACTTACTGCGGATCGGATTCAAGAGTGCTTTGAAACTATCCACAATGCTAACATGGCCAAAAAAATGGGCGTGAAACAAACACGCCCACAAGACGGCACAGTTGCAGATGCCGTCAAACCCGCTGGATGGCAATCACCCGAGCAAACTATGTTTCATATTATATTCCGTCCAAACCGCCAATTGGAGTTACCTTTATGAGACCTCCTAAAGATGCCATTAACATGGCAATAGCTAAAACTGTGGCCACAAGAACTACATGCGCTAGAAGGGCAGTTGGGGCAGTTGCAGTGGATGTTGATGGATATTTGCTTGGTACTGGTTATAACGGACAATACACCGGAAGCAAGCATTGCAATGAAGGTAATCCTTGCCCAGGTGCAACAAGTGCATCTGGCACCAATCTAGATGGTTGTGCTGCGATCCATGCAGAGCAGAATCTTTTATTGCATTGTGGGGATCCTAGAAAGATTGATACCGTATATGTAACTACTAGCCCATGTACTTCATGTTTAAAGTTACTTTTGGGTACCAATACAAGACGCATTGTTTTTGGAGAGGAATATCCGGGGTCGGATGTTTCAAGAGAGCTATGGACCAATTCCGGTCGTTTATGGGAGCACTACAAATGAACGCAAATGAATTAGCTAATGCTAGGCTATTACGCAAAAAATTAAAGCACGGATTGATTGTTGATAAATGGGATTTAGTAACTATTATTGAAAAGCAAGAATCTATATTACGCTTACAGCAATGCGAAATTGAATCCCTTAGGGAGCAAGTTAAGGAATATGAAAATATTATTCATTAAAGTAAACTTATGCTAAGACCTTACCAACAGCGTATGACAGAGGAAATGGTAAAAAGACCAACTTTAGGTCTTTTTGCTGATATGGGCGTAGGCAAAACTTTAATCACTTTAAAAGCTTTGGAGCAAATTAAAGGACCAACCTTACTTATTGCTCCAATCCGCGTTTGTGAAACGGTTTGGCGCCAAGAAGCAGAGAAATGGGGCATAAATTTAAGCTTTAGTCTGGTTCGCGGAGCTTTAAATGAGCGTATAAGCGCGCTAAAACAAAAGTCTGATGTATACCTTATCAACCCCGACCTAATTCAGTGGCTGTTCAATACGGACTGTTTGCCAGCATTTCACAATTTAGTCATAGATGAATCAAGCCTTTTTAAGAATCCTTCCACTGTTAGATTCAAAACTATCAAGAAAAACTTAAAAAGATTTGAAAGACGCTATATCCTTACGGGTACTCCAAGTCCAAATTCTTTAATGGATCTTTGGAGTCAAATTGGGATCCTTGATAAAGGACAAAGACTAGGAACTGCTTTTAGTAGATTTAAGGATACTTATTTTGAGTCCGACTATATGGGATTCAAATGGACTATTCGTCCGGGATCCAAAGACAAAATTGAGCAATTACTTGCAGATATTATTATTAGATTGGACGCTAAAGATTATTTGACTTTGCCAGAAATGATGGAATCAGATATTGCAGTAAAACTATCCGACAAAGAAATGAAGCAATACAAACAATTTGCCAAAGATATGGTAACTAAGTTTGGGGACGAAGAACTTACAGCAGTATCTGCGGTAGCTTTACATACTAAGTTATCCCAATTGGCTAATGGCATGGTTTATGATGAGAATCAAAAGATCCACATGTTCCACCGCCAAAAGCTTAATGTACTTGAAGAATTAGCCGAAGAGTTAGATGGTCCGATTATCATAGTGTATAAGTACAACCATGAAAAAGATGAGATCCTAAAACTATTTTCTAAAGCTGTGTTATTTAATCAAGGGGATACAGCGCAGCACGTAAAAGATTGGAATGCAGGAAAAATTAAGCATTTGTTATTGCATCCAGCTAGTGGCGGGCATGGTATTAACCTTCAAGAAGGGGGCAATCACATTATTTGGTTTAGCCCTATTCCTAGTTTGGAGCAATATTTACAAACCAATAAAAGGGTGCATAGACCCGGGCAAACTAAGCCGGTATTCATCCATAGACTTATAGCTCAGGAGACAGTAGATGAAATAACCTCTGATACGCTAAAAGCCAAAGAAGCTAATCAAGACAACTTTTTAAATTCTATGAAAAATTTAATTGCAAAAATATGTAAATACTAAGATTATTGTGGTATACTAATTGTGTAGGTTAACAAAAAGGAGAAAATCATGTTTTTAGATAATTTTGAAATCCCTAAATGGGTAGAATGGTTAGCTTGTATTTTGATGGGTATGATTTTTGGCGCTATGTTTGCTTTGGGGGTTTAAATATGAAAGCTAGCGATAGAAATTTAATACGCCAATTGATTGCCGTAGGTAAAGCTGGGGCTATTTATGATTGCTTGCCAGATTTCTGGCTAGAAGAAGCAAAAGAGAAAATTAAAGAAATGGGTACAAAATGGTGTTGCCATCCAGCAAATAGCGTTAAGCGCTTAGATGTACCATTGCCTTTACTTAGCGAACCAAGGGGAAGTAAAATTTTAAAGGCCAAAAAATGAATCCTATAAAATCAGAGTTTTGGTATATTTTGCAAAAAGAGATTGCAGCAAGGAAAAGAAAATGACAGAAATTTTGTTTCTTTTTTTCTTGTTTAGCGGGATACTATTTTGGGCTTTTATTATTTATATCGTAACAAGAATTTGGTTTGAAAAATGACAACTTTTACTACAGAAGACCGAATTCAAGCTCAAACTATAAATCCCAACGAGGAAATTCCTATTCCATTTTATGGCTGGCTAAGACATGAACCCGTGGTAATTGTTGAAAGCGGAGCTAGTGTTCCTAAAGAACCTAACGTTTCGACTTAAGAATCTTTCCCCGCATATCGCTTTCAAACTCGTAATCTTCTCTACACCAATTATCACAAAAAGCTCTGTCTTGTAATGGGGCATTGCAAGATAAACAATACCCAGTAGTTTTATGGTGTCTTTTAGGTTTTTGTTCTTTTGCTTCTAATTGGTCATAGATAGCATCGGATTGAGTGTTGTTAAAAAAATTGCTCATGCCATGCTTGAAAGAAATTCTTCTGCTTCTGCATGCCTACGTTTTAATAAACCTACCATATGTTTACCTGCCGCCATATCCCATTTTAAAAACTCATCAGCAGCACCATGAATATCTCCGGCATTAACTTTTTTAAGCAAAGTAGAAGCATTAAAATTACCAGCTCCTACATTGAATACAAAGTCCACTAACGCATCAAATTCTTCTTGAGTGATATCAGTAGTCACTTTAGTATTAACTGTAGCAGCGGCCTTTTTAACGTCCTCCATAAGCAATTCCTCGGCTTGTTCTTGAGTAATAGTTAAACCCGGATGAACTTCCGGACCAGTATGACCGTAACCAATAGTCCAAGGAGCTCCACCAGTTCCGGGATCTGGATAAGCAGTAAGTTTGCAGCCTTCAAATTGTTCAGTAAGCTTTGCGCCATTTTTAGAATATTCCATTATTTAACCCTTAAAGCGTTGTATTTGTTGATAACATCATTTCGTTCTATTTCTGTGTCTTGACAGGATTTTGCAAACCCAATAAGAACTTCTGCATCTGGTTCAAGTAATCGGAGTCCTTGACTTGGTATTGCAAGGGTGGCACTTCCGTTTGTTTGTAAACTGGAGTCGTGCAAGCCGATAGAACGATACTGATTAAGCAATAACTGATAATGTGCTTCATTGGAATCCTTTGCATTTTGAGTATTTTTAGCAATTTTTGCTTGTTCTGCAACTACTTTAGTTTCATGCTCATAGGCTTCTTGATTAACTTTTGCAATCTTCGCTTCATAATGATCTGAAGTTACATACCAACCGCTTATAGAACCAACTAAAAATGCACCTGCAATAAAATAAACAGTTAATGAACCACCTGTAATAAAACCTAATAAAGTCTTAAACATTATTTAGCATCTGGTTCTGCACCAGCCATTTGTTTTCCAGCTACTGAAGCTGCGCCTGACCCTGAAACAATGCCTAAAGCACCAGCAAGTTCTGTAAGACTGATTTCTTTACCTGTGTATATAAGATATATAGCTGAACAACCTACAAGCAAAAACCCAAGCATCCATGCCCATTTAGCAATATCGTGAGTAGTATTATCTTTTCCAGTAAGAATATGAGTAAAAATATCCATTTAACCTCCTAAAATATAAACACCTAATATTAGCCAAATAACTATACAAACACAAAGCCAAGCCATTCGATCATTCATTTATAACCCCAAGTCAAATACCATGCTATGACCGCAGCCACTGCAAAGCAATAAATCTGAACCTTACGCACTTCTTTTACATCATGCTGAAAAGCTTCATTTGCTTTTCTTTCGATATTTTCAATATCCAACTTAATCTTTAATACTGCATCCCACTCTTTTGCACCATATTTCTTAACAAAGTCTATTTTTAACTTTGCTTCCTGATCGCTAATTTGCTTTTTTTTGTTCCAATCTTCTAACGCTTTTATTAACGCTGTTTGCTTCTTTAATTCTGCTTCTCTTGCCGCCCTTCGCCTTTCGTTTGCTTTGCGTTGAGCTACATCTATTCCGTCTTTTTGTATTCCTTCAATGCTTTTAGAAAGCTCTTTACTGGCTTCCCTACTAGAATTAATGGCATGGGCTACTCCTTTAGCCCCTTCGGACAATCCAAAGTTTTCGGACATACATATTTATTCCCCTATTTTTTAACTTTTTTCTTAGACGTTGTTTTTTTAGCACTAACAACCCTAGTTGTTGCTTTTTTAAGAACCACCTTTTTCTTTTTAGGTTTTTCTACAACTGGGGAAGTTTCTTTAACAATTATTTCCGGTCTTTTACGTAAAAGGGCAGCTATTTGCTTAAACATTATTTATCCGCCTTTGTATCAAGTTTATCAAGAATCTTATCCAGTTTTTGAAATATCTGATTCGTAACGCTTTGAAAGTCTTCACGCTTGACGTAATGGTCCGAAACCTTTACTTCAAGACTATTGATTTGTCTTGCTAAAGTTGATTGATCGGCAATGATCTTATCTTGATTTTTAGATAACTCTTTTGACCACCACCCGATTACTCCCGAGGCTGCTGTGGCTAAAATAGCTATAGATGCAACTATTGCTGACCAATCCATCACTTTTACTCCGCAGTAGGTGTTTCAGCTTCGGCTGTATCAGCTTTAACTTTAGTCTTTTCTGGAGCTGGAGTTTCCTCAACTGCAGGAATTTCAGCAGGAATGCTGGCTTCGATCTCATTGATCAATTTTTTGATTTCTTGACGAACTTCTGAAGACGCATTGATTAAGAATTGTTTGATTGAAAACATGATATTTTCCTTATGTTATTCAGCAGGAATGGGATCTACTGGAGCGGCTTCTTCTGCAGCAGCAGCAGCAGCTTGAATTTCTTGAATTTGTGGGATTGCTTGAATTTTAATCTTGTTTACTGTTTCTTCTACTAGCTCCATAGGTAGCTTTCGAAGGCCAGCAACAACGGCTTCAACTTCTGGAATTGTTAAATCTAGCTTAATCATGGGTTTTCCTTTTTAGATTACTGGTTTAATTGGTGCTACAGGTAGCATATTAACAAAAATTTCAGCCGATGTGGGTAATGTTCCAGCTTCAATAGTATAAGCTTGTAACCAATAAATGTCTCTCCACTTTATCAAAGCCTCTGCGTCAGCTTTAAATTGAGCGTTTGTAGAGTTAGCATAACTTGCTGCTGTATCAAAAGAGTTATAACCCCAAGATTGGGCTACTTGATCTAAATTTACTTGAGCTGCAAAATTGTAATTTGCTATTGTTTCAGCATGAATTTTTGTGTTGTAAGAAGCCTCGTCAAACTGAATTTCTCCTTTTACTAAACTTAAAAATGGATATTGAGAAGTGGTATATGTTTCAGGGATCAAAACCGCATCTGCTGGAATGATGTCTGTTTGAGTGTCATCAAATCCGTAAATTTTATTTTCTGGGGTAATGTAATTTTTCATTTTTTTCCTTAGCTTAATTCAGCCCAACCGTCAATATTTGCATCACCTTCAACAATATAAGTGCCGCCAACAGGAACAATACCGCTTAATTGCCCGTAAACAGCTCCATACGGATAATCATTCCAAGCGGCAACTCCAACTTGAATGCCATTTATAAGAAGCGATGTACCATGTCCCGAATTAGCTTCAACCCCAACAGCTACTACTATTGGGGAAGCCCCAGAGTTGGTGTAAGTAACATTAAAAGCTCTGCTAGAAGTAAGGTCTTTCCAAGTTTGTCCGTTTTCTCCTATTGCATACTGAATAGGAATATATCCAAGAGCGTTGGTAACGTCTGTAGCGTTAAGGGTTACAGTACCTACTCGACCATTAAAACTTGCTACCTTTGCAGAATCAGCGAAGTAAATAT